TAGGGGATTCATCAGGGCTGCGCCCCCGCACTGGTCATAGTAATTGGTATTTCTGACATATTTACTCCATTAAAAAACCCGCTTTCGCGGGTTTTTTACTTATTCAACCTCTTCTAAACTGCTCACTCTGGACCCTCGGCGGAAATTATCATCATTTTTAACATACTCATATGAATCCAGAATCAAACCAGATATGCGAAGTATATCTTCCGGATTAGTTATATGTATCCTTTTACCATCCGTATCAAGTCGAGCTCGTCTTATTTCATTCAACTGAACTTCACTAAGCGAAATAGGTAATGTTATAAATGAAGATTTTTTATCATAAAATCTTAACAGCCATCTATTAGTTTTACCATTCAATAGTACACCAAAATATGACTCAGTATCTTTATATTCTATATTATCTTCTGTTTGTATGATTTGTTTTACCCTTTCAAATAGTTCCAATTCTTTGGCTGTGGTTATTATGTTGGGGTTTTCTTCATCAACAATGGCGTTATTAACTTGTGTATCCGTTGCATCATTTTCTTTAGTTTGCTCTACCGGTTGTGTAGATAGCCCGGAAACCACCATTGCGCTAACAGCGCGCTCAACGGCCTGTTTAACTAATGGAGTCACGAACTCAAGAAATCTCTGATTAAGTTGTCTCTCAATATTTGAACGACTAGCAACATATCGAACAAACTCCAGATCAACTTCACGAAGACTAGAACTGATTGTTTTAGTAAATGAATTCAAATAAACACTTTCTTCAGCCAGTGTCCGTAAAGCCTCTGGTTTGAATTTATCATAACGAAAACGAAATAATTGTGTAATATCGGAGTGAGTTAGAGAATCCATTCTTATTTTTAAAAACGGCGTTGAATCCATTATGTTTTTTTGTTTCAAATCCGTAAAAAAACGCCATTCAACACCATTTGTAATGGCTGATATAGTAACTTCCGGTGTTGAATTAAAATATCTTGATAGCTGTGGGCAGTGATTATCAATTTGTTCTGAAAACGATTTCGCCTCAATGAACATCACAGGAACATCATGACAAAATAAAGCGTAATCAACCCGTTCATTAGCCTTAACCCCGGGGAAGTCAGCACTATACTCAGCTTTGACTTTTCTTGGATCATACGGAGTAAAACCAAGAATATCTAGTAATGGCATAATGAGTGCTTGTTTTGTCGTTTCTTCAGTTGTACAAAACACCCCCATTTTTGCAACATGCTCTGTGTGTATTTTTAACTTATTTGCAAAATTTTCCATGCTTGTCTCCTCCATGGTAACAATATGTATTTTGCAAATCCGAAATAATATATGTCAATATGCTCCAGCTTAGAAAATTACTCGCCCCCCTAAAATATCTCTCTACAGCACTCCAAACCAAGGTAAAAGTTTTATCATAAAACTGTGATTCATACCGGCACCTGCGTCCGGTAACTGGTCCCATTAAAAAACACAACATCGATGTTATAGGTGGGGTTATCTGCTCCATCTACCTTTGAAATTGCCAGTGATGCAAAATACCCAGCAAACTGTTGCTGAACCATGTTCACATAGTAGTCTGGGTAAATCTGCTGCACGATGCACTGCTGTGCAGGAATACCGTAATTCGCGTAAAACGGCGACTCCCCCAATCCCAGCTTTAACGTCTGAATGAGCGTCGTCAGCCAGCCGTAGGAGAAATCACCGTTGGCGTCAGATTCTACTGCAACCCATTTTTTGTTGCCGTTCGCGTCGGTGACGCGGCCCCATGTTCTCATCGTGCCCCCATCACTTTAACTAACTCTGTCAGTACTGGTGAAAAGGCAAATGCTAAAGCTACGAGTGCAGCGGTGTAATACATGCGTCGTAAGGTATTGCTTTTTGCCACTAATTTTAAGGCTTTCACAATCCAGTCTCCTCCGCTAAAATTAATCACGGAAGACCTCCAAACATACGTAATCATCCCTTGCGTATTCAAGGTGAGAAACAGAACCCCCCGACTGGGCCAACAGTCGGGGGGGTCGTTTTATGGTTAGAATTTAAAGTGAAATGAACCGGTATTAACCAGGATTTGGTTTCTTCGACGTAATCGTGCTGCTGCCGCTTTGAACACCAGTCACATCGTGGCTGTGGCCGCTGACGCTCACGCCGTTGATAACTGCATCCATCTCGACATTAAGAGGACCAATCAGCGAAGCGGTTGTATCCTTCATCTGGGCTTTGTCCTGGACGATCGGTCCGTTGAGGTGAATTTTCCCGTTCAGGAAAATATCTTCGGCCTCGAGGTAAACAGCTTTCGACTTTTGCCTGATTTCTTCCAGAGCCACCATTACCGAGCTACTGCCGTCCTCTGTTTTGAGGATCGCGCCATCCGGACCGTACAAAACGATTTTTTGCGGATCTTCGTCGGACCACTCCTTGTTTGCCAGTGGCACGAAAAACAGGGGAGTGAGCGACATCGAGTAAGAAAGCGTTGCCATACCGGTTCCCAATCCGGACACACCGCGCAGTGATACATCAGCGGCAATTGTTACTCCTCGATCGCCCGGCTGTATCGGGTAACGGATATACGGGAATGTGGCGACAGGGATTGTTATCTGCGGGAAGTTGATCCCCTCCGGCAGCATATCAAACTGAACTGTCACTATTTGCCCGCAGATATCGACAACATGGCAGGGCAATTCGCGGCCTTTAAGCTCGGCTTGCTGGTTACCAGAACTGGTCATCATCTCCGACAGTGTTCGGAGAAACGGTAATTTTTGAGCGTTTGACATTACACCCTCGCCCAGTTCTCAGCATATGCCTCAAATACCGTCACCCAGGCATCGCCATCGGCTGTCAGATACGAACCAATGTGTCTGACTGATTTCACAAGAAATTTCCCGGTGAACGTGGTCGAATTTTTTGCGATAACGCTGGGTACCGTTGTATTAGCCATCACAATCGACGCAGCGCCAGAATATAGCCCCTCCGGCAGTTTAACCACATCACCACATCTGATATCGCCTCTCATAGGGCATTTGAAACTGACGGTAAACGGCGCTATCCATGTCGGCTGCCCGACCAGTTCATGGGCATGAATTGTTTTTGGCTCACCCCACTTTGCCGATGCGTTATCGTAGATTCGTATTCTGTCGGAAAGAATACTGATGGCGATTCCGCTATACCTTTCATTACGCATCATCGCAATAGAGGCGTTTTTTACGACCATAGCCAGCGAACCAATCTCCGTATATTTGCCCGTCCACGGCTCTGGCAAAACCAGGTTGTCGCTGACTGTGCAATCAATAAGTTTATTGGGATATGCTTTTTGCAAAGCGCGGACTAAAACATCGCCCACCCTTTCCCCTGCTTCCCCCTGCCCCTCAATTGAAAAAGGTTTACCGTCATCGGTTTTGCGTATGCTTGGATTTATTACCAGGTTTAAAGTCTGGTTCGTGCCGATCCAGTTGGCATAGGCCAGATAAATTTCACCATAGATTACCTCCCCCTGTTGATCCTTATTTGCCAGTGGTAACCCCTGAACAAAGCCTGCTTTCATACGTACCAGACAACCCTGCAAACTTACGCTTTGCTTCAGCATGTCAATTGGTAATCCATAGATCGTCAGCATCGTACCCGAACAGACTACATCCAGGCCGGTTACTTCAAAGTCAAATTCAACATGCAACCCACATCCTGGTGTTTCATTGGTATCAAAAGGTCCAATGGGTTTTCCATTGCTATCCACTGGCGGCTTGCCTGTTTTAGGATTAATAATTTCCAGTCGGTAATAACGCATTACGAAACCTCAAACTGATTCGTACTTTTGCGAAAAACAAGTTTCCCCGGTGAGCAAGGCAGCGCCAGATTGATGTCGTAACTGTCAGGTGACGCGATCAAAGGCATGTATACAATCACGTCGCCTGAACTGTCTTTCAGTTCCAGGTAGTAACGATTTGCATACAGATTAAACGGAACGCGGGCGAATGTTTCATATTCTCCGATTCTGGCCGTGAACTGAAATGGTCCTCGCCCGTCAGGTTTGAAAGGAATTAACGTTGTCATAAGCCAAAACCAAACTCCTGCACGACCTGGTTCTTAATACCTGACCACGATAGCGCCCCGTCTGACGGCATCCCTTTATCAAATTTATCCAGAACGCTCGCCAGCGTTTTTACCGTTTGTTCGACAGACGACAATGGTTGCTCAAACTCAATCTGCCAGGTGTGCTGAACCTGCTTGTTCTGCTCAGAGAAACCGGATGTATCGATAAACGACCGCATCAGACAGCGCGTGTAGATGAAAGATGGCGTCATTACGGTGTAACAACCGCCATACTGGTTATGCATATCGAGCGCCATTTTCAGCGCCGTGAATGTCATCCCCTTAGTGATGTAGCCACCGTCCTCCGTTGATGCCGGACGGATCATCTGCATGACTACCCGGTTAGGCTTCTTGACGGTCGCATTCGCTGCCGTTACCTGGTTATAGAAATTCAGGTTGCAAATATCCTGCTGAACCAACGTTGTCCCCGCCATCGGGGTAAATGCCGCCATCGAGCGTGTACGAATCTCGCCATGCAGCAGACCGTTCACAATGCTTAGGCCTTCGGTCAAAACAGCAATCGGCATCACCCCGCCGGGAATTTTCGACGCTATGCCATCAACTAAAAGAATGGGCGATACTTCAAACGCCAGTTTGAAAGCTTGTCCAAAGTAATTAAGTGACATGGTTTACCCCGGTATTTGTTGCATTCCGGCGAGTTGTGCCAGTATGTCGGAACCTGGTTTTTGTTGAACGTCGAGCCTGATTACCTGAGAAGTATTATTTGGTGAATATACGTTTCCCCGGTTCATTGCCAGCGCCCGCATCACATCATCGCCACTTACTGCACGAGCGGCGTCCCCATTTTCATGGTTAATAATGCCCTGAATTAGCTTTCTCATTATCTCAAAATTAGAACCATCGATTTTCTCCTTAACACCTAATCCGGTGTACTGAGAGAGATAGCTTTTATAGGACGATGTGTTATTTCCATCAGATGAAGGGGCATAAATATCAATAATCTGATCAATCGTATTTTTGCCGCGTTTCAGGTATAGCATTACCTGCCGATCTAAGGCAGCAATGCCTTCCAGCATCGTCGGGAAGCTGGCAAAACGGGCATTTGGCCCCGATTCCAGGGTAGCCCCTTTTTGTCCTGCGAAATTAAGATTTCCGGGATTGTTATTCCTGATCCCTCTGGATAAATATGCAGATCTGTTTACTTGATTTGAAAATCCCTGCAATCCTCCAGGCCAGACCTTACCCGGATTGTTTTTTTGCCACTCCTGCACTTCGTTAAAATAATCAAAGTTGAAACGCCCCTCCAGCCCTTTCATTTCCTCACTGGTGGTAGGTGTGTCATTTGTAGGAATAGCCAATCCAGCTACTGTTCCGGCTGTAGCCCCAAGAAGACTTCCACCAACAACACGGGCGGCAACTCCGGTCGTTGTGGCTGCCACAGCACCAACTCTCGATGGTCCAGCAAGTACTGCGGCCCCAAAAAGCCAGGGATGTTCAACCGCAAAACCAACAAACCCGCTAAGTGCCTTAACAACCTTTGCAACATTTTCGGCAAAATTATTCAGGTCGTTATTAAAATCCGGGCCATTTACATACTTACCAAGTTTATCCAGACCTGTTTCAACATCAGTCAAAATTCTTTTAAAGTTCTCACCGTTAAGGAAATTTAGACCAGCATTCTTTACACCATTAGATATTCTAATTAGCTGTACAGAGTTACCCGACATTACCCCCTGAAATCCGCTGGTAAGTTGATCCCAGTTATTTTCTAAGTTGCTGGTAAGATTCTGATACTGGCTTGTATGTCCAGAGGTGAGCAACGAGTCATTCTGAGAAGCTCGCGATAAAAACTCTTTGTTGAGTTCAGGTATTTTGTCCTGATATTTGACTAACTGGTTAGCAATACCAAAATTTACCCATCCAAGGCCACGACCTCTGAGCATGCTCTGAGTAAGTCCAGTTCCCTCATACTCCTTTGCAAGAGCAGCAACTCTTTCTAACAATACAGGAAGATTTTCTGCTGCCCCTTTTTTAGGATTTATCCCTAATCCAATTAGCCCGTTGTAGGCAGGATGCTGAGTGTCATTTTGCGCGGCTGCCAGTGTATTGAGCAAATTACCAACACCGGAAAAATAAGGCGAATAAGTGCTTTCTGCCGCCTTTAACTCTCCTGGCGTTGCCTGCAATTCATCAGCATTTTTCTGTTTCTCTACAACATTACGAGCCATCATGCCAAAGCCAAACGGCCCGGCAACACCCATAACCGCAAGTTTTGTCCCCCACGATACGGTGGTTTTAAACAGGTTGTTTAATCTCGAAGTCGTCGTCCGTAGCGTAGAATTGATCTGCTTGTAAGTTTTCAGCGTCTGTTTGGCGTTTTTCCCCAGCCCGCTGAGGTACTTATCAAACATCGTTTCGCCGCGACCTTTATAGTTGCTCACCAGCGAATCAGGTGTTTTCCCGCTGCCAACAAAGCGCCATTTTTCATCCCTTAAACGTCCATCAGTGGAAGCAGCCAGAACTGGCGCGGGTGAAGATGGTTTCCTGGGAGCCTGATTGGCTTCTCCGCCTGTGGTTGTCTGCCAAGAGCCACCTCCCGGACCGGTATTTGAAGGTATTTTAAGCGGCGTACCGGCAGGGCCAATCATCAGTCCGTTGCGATACTTTTCAAATATCGCCTCAAGCCGCCTGAGGTGTTCTTCATTAACATCCAGCGTCAGAACTGGCATCTGGTTACCAGCCATCACAATACTCCTGCGGGATTTTTGAATTTGAGCAGCTCACGAAACTGAGCTGCTGTTTTTACATTTAGGCCGGAATCTGCACAGATGTCTCTGAATCCGGCTCCGGCTGAGTAGTCGAGGATGTCGCTGATGACGTGTTCGCCGTCGCGCCAGAACTGGCGGCTGATTTCAATGTCGGCAATGAAGCGATCCATTCCGTAAGATTCAATAACGAGCATTGAGTGCTCCATACTCCATTGACCACATCCATAGTCCCCTTCGCCTGCTCCGGTGAATTTATCGACGAGACGCATGTAAAAAAAATGAGCTCACCCGCCACTTCATCCAAATCAATGATTTCACGCTCCAGCGCCATATCGAGAGGGATTGTGTCGTAGCCTTTACCCTCCACTGGGTAAACAAGATTTGCCAGGCGAATGACCTCATTAACAAGTGTATTACGGACCCCTTTATCACCTTCCCAGATATTAGAATCACGCGAGATCCGCTCCAGCATCAAAAAAGCGATACGCGGACCCGCAACGACGCCAAGACCTTCTGAAAAAATGGCAGAAAAAGTTTTACTCAGAATGAAGAAATGCTCTTTAAACACCTCTTTGCTAATCGGCGTGGCATGGATCCAGCCATTATCCTTTTCTGTCCGGACAGGAATAATCAGGTTTAAATTTCGCGCGATTTTCATACCAGATCCCACATTTCAGAGTTGATGTAATACGTACCAGTAATGGTGATGGCCACACCCGGCTCGCCCCCGGCGAAGGTCATATCCTGCACGTTGGTGATCGCCGTGTTATAGATATCGAAGTCACCGAACACCGTGCTGTCGCTATACACTTTTGCGTCGCCGATCGTGGCATTCTTTTCCCATTGCGTCTTGAATTGTTTTCCCAGCGCCTGGCTACGCAGCAGATGAACACGCGCCTGTAAAATCATGTATGGCTGCGGCGACTGCACGGCTCCCGTCATAGCGGGTAAAAACTCCGTGATATTGCCCTGAAAGGACAATTCGACGCCTTCTTTTGCCAGAAAAGAGGCGGACACATTCAGTTCAGAATGGGAGGTAAATTTAACGCTGGCGCGAACCCGGTTAAGGGTGCCAACGGGGATCATTGGATTAGGCACGGTTCAGTCCCTCACGAAAGCTGCATTGTCACATTGATGTTAAAAATGATTTCGACAAATCCGCGCATCGGCGTATAGGAGGCCGAAAGGCCTGCATAACGCCCGATACCGTAATCATTGGGATTAGTGTTGATATACTGGCGGAAAGGCACTGCATCGACGACAGGCTGACCGTTGACCAGGCCGTAAGATACGCCCGTATTGAACACCGCCTGTGCGACCTGCTGCAGACGGTCGATCCCGTCCTGGTTGTAGTAAAGCGGGTTAATTGGGTTATTGCTACCGTTGATCACCGTGTTGGCGAGCTGCATATCGACATTAATCTGCACCCAGTCCACGGAATACCAGTACGTCATATCGTTACCGTCACTGGTAACGCCTTTCACCAGAATCGTGTTGGAAATTCCCCCCTCAGCCCCCGTGTCGACGTAGTTAATATTCTGCTTCGTCATCGTGACCAGAATTGAATTTTTGCCCTTGTGGGCGTTTACCGCCTGTAGATAACGAAATGCCATCGGCGGCACCTTGTTGATTTCTGAAGGTGATGCGGAAACATAGTTCCACATTACGGCTGCTGCCGCGTTTGTCGCCGGGTACGTATCATCCGCCGTTGCAATAACCGACTTAATACCGGCATAAGGCGAAACGTAATTCGTGTCGTCCGGCGTTTTCGTCAGCACGAAGAAATACTGCATCGCTTCGTTGGCGGTGTGGAGTTTTGCCAGACTGATAAATTCTGCGTCACCATCCCACCGCTGCGGCACCAGATACGCATAAAACCGCAGGAGCGGATCTTCCATATAAGCTTTCAGTGCAGCGATTTCCTTACTGACCCCGCCTTTCTGTACTCCCAGCTCCAGCAGGTAAATCCCAACTGAATTTCCCTGGGCAAAAAACGTGTTTACTGCCGTCACCAGATTTTCACTGCCGACAATGGAAAACTGCCCCAGTGTCACTGGCGAACCGGAAAGCTGAGAATCAGCAATCGTCCAGGTCAGTGTTTTTTCATCCGTGACGGTAGCAGTATATTCGCCATTCCACGCGTCGGGCGAACACCCGGAAACAACAATTTTCACCTCAGAACTGTTTTCGCGTCGGATGTTGCTCCCTTCCGGAAGCGTCATCGTAACGGTGACGTTTGCCGCAGATTTTCCTGCGGCAGCCGCCGACAACGCAGCAATCGGATTTTTAACCAGATCGTTAATATCCTGATTGCTGGTGAGTAATACAGGCTTCCCCGGCTCATGAGTCGTGGAGCCAAACGAGAGAACCGCAGACATCTGCTGCAGATTCGAGGGTATGGCCCCGATGGTCTGGGACACATTCACCGTGACGATATTAAACCCCATTATTTAACCTCATATTTACAAATGACTTTTTCAATCAACTGCCGGGATATTTCCCGGGCGGTGCTCTGGTAGTAATTCACGTCAAAATCGACAATCTTTTTCTTCGCCAGAGCGTTGATTTCAACCTGTCCCGACTTTGCGTCCTGAACCACCGGAATATTGGTTACACCAAACTTTTCCTCCTCCAGCGCCCTGTTCACCACCGAGTCGACAAGATCCAGCGCCATTTTGTTGCTGAATCCGTAAAGCGTCAGGCGAACCGAATCCTGGACGAGCTGGAATCGCTCACCACCGAAAACAACGGGAGCCATCTGCAAAGGAATACTGTTGCGAACATCCACCGCGATATACGGAGGGCGAAGGTTCTGCGGTACCAGGTAAGACGGATACACGGTCGCGGCATCTTTCATTTGCAGCCAGATCGGGATGCTGTTGGATATGATCTGCTCGTCGCTGATATCCTCCTCGCAGTCGATAATCTGGGAACGCATGGTTGGCAAAATCGCCATGCCGCGATAATGAAAAATACCCGACTGCTGATAGCGGCTCTCCATTCGAGAAAAAGCGAACTGGACGCCGCCGTACTCACCGAGATAGATCGCATCGGGATTTTCCACATTAAAATCATCAACCTGCTGAACAGGCGTGAAAATAATGTTGTTCACATCCTTCGAGACAGACTCGTCCTGAATCGCAATAACCTGACGATGCAGGCTGCCTTTGATTTTCAGACGAGTTGGTGACTCAATATTCAGACGACACAGTTCATCGCAACTGATGATTTCCGCATTAACCCAATAGACAAAACCATCCAGCGGCAGAACCTGCCGGACATAGAGCCTGAACGTGATTTCCTGGTCTGACGAGATGGTTTCAACTGCGGATTTAAGAACGGACGAGAGCTGCGAACTGTGCTGTCCGGCTAATTCTTCAAGACTCGGCATTGTTATCTATCCACGCTATAAAGCTGCCCTTAAACAGGCCGCCATCTATGAATGACGGGCGCCGCTCCCCGGTATATTTGTCCTTAAGCCTTGAGTTAACACCCTGTAACGCAGCCTGGGTTGGGACCTGATTTCCGTTGATCGTCATTCCGGCCATTTCTTCGGTTTCAAGAAATATATGGAAAATCTTCCCGGTCCCTTCCAGAAAATGCTCGCCAGGTAGCGGAGCCTTATACTTGAAGTGATTGACCAACTGGTACGCCAGTTCAGTACCTGCCTCCTGGATAATCTCGTCCTTATGCATTTCCCAGAAGTGCGTAAAAATTTCGTATCGCTCCTCGAGGTCACAGGCCACGTCAAACGTGGTTTTTCCCGGTTCGTCGCCGTAGTCATACGGCTGGTCGATAACCCCAAAACAAAGTTTCATGGCGTGTAACCCCATACCGTGCCCATCTGCATCAGCACCGCAACAACCTGTCGTCCATACGGATCCTGTAACATCTGCAAATCCAGCAAAGACAGATTACTCAGCGCGTCGCTGATGGTGATCGAACCCGATGTCCCCTGGTCTGCTGCCGCGCTGACAAGCCCGGTAGCCAGTTTCCCAAGGTTGAGTTTTTTTCTCAGGTCGGCAAACCACGAGCCGGGAGCGAAATTCAGGAGAAATGAGGCGGCAGCGTTATAAACCGTTCGCACATAGATGATGGGTAAACGCTCCAGCCCCTGATCGTGAGGGATTAGCTCCATCGCAGACTGAAAGCAACATTCCAGTGTCGGATCATCGTCAGCAATAGCGTGAACCGGTACTTTCATGTCGTCACGAACAAAGCGAATAAACCCCTCCAGTGACGGACGCAGGGTCATTATTTTTTAACCTTAATATTTCGCTTTGTGCTGGGCGGATTTTCCTGTTCGGTGTTAACCGCTTCCCCGGTGATTTCCATTTCAATACCACCTGGTTGAGGTTTTTCGCCACTCTGAATCACTGCCTGATCCACTGCGTTATTCAGCGATACGGCGCTGGCTGCGAGAATTTCTTCTGACAGGGATTCCAGATTTTCCGTTTTCTGCTCCGCGCAATCCTCAATGCGACCAACGCTCACAGGTTTATCGATGGAATAGCAGATACCAGAAAAATTCTTGTCCACCTTGTCACAACGCTGGAATCCGTAAGGCTCATGCTGTCGGATGATGTGGTCGATAATATCGGACTGATTTTCGATCATATGCTGACGTCCGGACGGAATTGTCACACCGAACGACTGCGTTTTTTCGGGGAGTTTGTAGTTGAACGTGTGCGGCTGACGTGAGCAGTTAGCGATGTAGAGCTTCATAAATTTTTCCCACAAAAAAGGGGAGCATTTAGCTCCCCGCGTTATCAGGTTGAACGTTTATGCGTATTTGGCAGACAACAGGGTGATCCCCTCAGGGCGGAAGTTCCAGCCCGGCGTCGCGCGCATGGTATACAACGTGGTCAGGCCACCATCCGGCATAGGGGATGGTATTTCCGTCGGCGCTGCCATATCACAGAACATCACGTTGACGGCCTGCTGGTTAGGAACCAGCGTGGAGAAAATATTGGTGTTAATGGTATGACGCGCTTCCGGAACCTCAATCGTCGGGTTCGTAACGATGATCAGGTCATTACCACCAGCGCCTTTACCGATCAGCGTGTCGTCCTGGCAGAAAATGATGTCGTCGCCTGTCGCCTTATCGGCGACATCTTTAACCATCGTTCCCACCGTTCCGGTACCACCACCAGGACGCTGATAACTGGTCAGCTCAACAATTCCTGTCCACTCCAGCGCCTTCATGAATCGCTGTGGACTCAGAATAACAGTCGTTAATGGCTGCCCCAGCAGCAACATGCGGGTTTTCTGGTCAGCAATCAGGCCAAGCATAAATTTAGCCATCTCGCCGGAATCCCAGGTGGTGTACGAATCGTTACCTTTGCTGTCGTTGCCCAGATTCAGCGTCACTGCATTCGGGGAGTTGGTGATCCCTTCGTTATTCTTCGCTTCAACACCGTACAGCAGCATATTACGCAACATTTGAGCGTGTCCCTGGCGGTTAGCCAAGCGCAGGCCTTCAATCAGAGAATAGCCCCAGCGATCTGCTGCATCAGTATCGAGATAGCTGTATTGCGAGCGGGAAGAAATTCGATAAGTCATCATCCCGTCATAGCCACCAGAGATACTGGAAGACGGTAACTGGCCCGGCAGAGACTGGCTGACCTGCGCCTGCGAGGTCATGCGCAGATATTTCTGATAGACCATCAAATCACTGGAACTGATTTTTACTGCCGGAGCACCACCAGCCAGGACTTCAAACGCCCCGGAAGCCATGCTCTGTTGCACGATCATTTCCGGCAGCACCATTGACGGCGACACAATAGTAGTCGCAGGAGTAAATGCGCTCATTAATTAATATCCCCTTAAATTAAAAACAGGCCGCACGGTTTGCCGATTTCCCAGACAACGTTACCGCCATCCTCTTTTTTCACCGTCAGGTTTCCGTCAACTGAAACCATCAGCAGCTTAATATCCACTTTCGGATTAGTGCCGGGTGATCCCGAATAAACATCAATCATGTTTTTCGTCAGATCCCACACAAAACCACAGGCAGCAACGGTGTTATTTCCATCAGCCAGCGCAACAACTTCTGCACTGACAGGGAGAGGAATGCGGGCACCTGAACCGACGCGGTAATAGTGAACAAAGCCACCCGCGAGATATAACGGCACCGGATTATCCGGCGTGGTAATGCCATGAAATGCCTGATTAAAGACAGTAAAGGCGTTACAGGCGTCATTCGTGGCCTGCTTGATAACCGCCCCGTTAACGCTGTCTTTCGCGGGAGCGATGCACTCGATAACACCGACACCACCCCATACCGGTTCACTGATTTTGCTGTCCAGTCGTCCGGAGCAAAGTTGCAGACGAATTGCCGGATCATCCTGCGCATCCCCCTGCATCAGCCCACGGGATTCGACGTTAAAAAGGCCACCAAATGCTCCACGGTTTTTAAACGGATGAAAGTTAATATCAGCCATTGTTCAGGCTCCCTTGAGTGTTAATTTTTGCCAGACGACGCCCCGGAATTTTGAAGGCACTCAGCCAGACGTTCGGATCGCCCTGATATTCAGTAATGCGACGCCCGGCTTCATCGTTGCGGATACGTTTATGCAGTTGCCCCTGCGTACTCATCATTTCTTTTTCGATGGACTGACGGGCGGCACTGAAAATTGCGTCCTCAAGCACAGCCAGAGTTGCAGAATCCGCAATCGCGCGAATATTGACGTCCTTATGTGCCGGAGAGTGTTTCTGCATAGCGATAAGCGCACGCTTGCGGTAGTCCAGCGCATTTTCTCCAGAAAACGGTGCTGGCGCGTTTTTACCGCAGGCACTGAATGCGGAGTCGGCTTTTGCCTGTGCTTCGGCCAGGGCAGAGTCATTGCGTTCTTTTTCTGCCTCCTCGTCAGCTTTACGCTGTTCTTCCGCTTCGGAATCAGCCTTTGCTTTCTCCTCAGCGTCTTTGGCTGCCGCCTCGTCAGCTTTGGCTTTTTCTTCCGCCTCCTTTGCCGCAGCTTCATCAGCTTTACGCTGTTCCTCTGCGGCTTCATCGGCTTTGGCCTTTTCTTCGGCCTCTTTTTTCGCCTGCTCTTCGGCATCCGCCCGCGCTTTGTCCCGCTGTTCCAGTGAGTCCATGCGCGTGACTACTCCATCGATTTTCTGATTAATTCCGCTCATGGCATCGTTCACCACCCCCTGTAACAGGGCCTGGAGTTCTTCTTTTTCCATCTCAATTTCACCTGTATTTGTCACTTCAACCCCTGCGGGGATCCGGTCTTTATCCCACACGCCCAGCGAGCCGTGGTCTTTCGTCACCAGGGCGATGTGATCAACAAGGAAAGGAACGCCTTCGATTAAAAAATTGGTGTCACCTTCCTGTACTTCCACATTTCCTGATGTGCTGTTGAACACCACCGACGGGCTTGTCGAAACATCCCCCTCAGTGATTTCTTCAACAATGCTCTGGAGGTAAACGCGGCACACCGCCCATACCTCATCACCCCGGATATACGGCAGCATGACGCTACCGACGATCCGCGATTTAAAGTCCTCCTCCGTCAGAACTGCGTCGTCAGGATGGTTTGCGATAACCGGAAGGCCATTGCATCGCCTTAAAAACTCCTCGTTAAGATAGAGCTTTGGATCACGCCAGACGTGCTCTTTCAGCCCGGCGCGATAGGCAAGCCCGGTTCCGGTTATTCGCAAATTCACCAGCCACATGTTGGAGAATTTCACCGGAGACGGTACGGTTCCGTCCCTGATGCGTTCTGCCACTTCAAGCTCGGTTAAACTCACGTTTGCCCTTCTCCGTTAAAAATTCGTCGGGTAGTTTCTGAGGGGCGTAGATCGGCAGTGCATCGCAACTGCAATAAACCTCCTCCCCAGCAGCAGTGATTTCGTCATAAAAACCATATACGGGCTTAATCAGCCCCTGCTCCAGCGCCCACGAATTGCGGAGGAGATAAATTTTCTCGTCGCGCTCTTTGTGGTCCTGTCGGTATTTGTAGCCCGGACGCCGCCAGTTAGAATGCCAGCGCAGAGCAATCGCTCCACTCTGAACAGCCAGCAGATACTTAACGTTGCTTGCCAGCTTATGCCCCTGGTCAATTGCCACCCGACGACTGATAAAATCCATATCCTTCACGGATTTCTGAAACCCGGCCTTCACTTCCCGGCGATCAATTTCGCTCACCCCGTCAGGCGGAATGGACGTAACCCAACCCTGAAAACGCTGTATGGTTTTCTCGATGGCCTGTTCTCGGTTGAGTTTTATCAGGTTGGCACTGGCGAAAATTCGCCTGTCGAGTTCCTTGCGAAACTCAGGTTTCAGTTTTTCAACAGTGATTTTTTTAGGGCCGTCAGGAGGCTGATCCCGTAATGCCCCGCCGTCGATGACAAGACGGCTGTAGATAGCGGTGAGATGTTTTCTGGCTACGGTATCATCAGGGGTTTCTCGCTGAGCGGCTACACGGAGTTTCCGGCACCATTCGAGCAATGATTTTTCGCTATCCCACCCGTGATTTACGTAGTAGTTAACGGCATCCGTCAGAACCTCATACAGCGTCCTGATCCGTTTCTTCTTCCTCACCGCCCGGCTGGGAATTGCCATCAGGCGTCTCCTGCTTCGGTGGTTCATAATTCGCCAGCGCGTCCACATCAATGATGAGTGGAGCTTCGCCATAGGTTTGCGTGGCATTAACAAGGCTTGCCAGCCATTCAGTGACGGCGGCACGGTTTTCAGGATCAACCTGTGGCGACACGGCAGAGAAAAGTGCTATCGCCTGTTGAATCACTTTACTGTCGCTTTCCCGGCGTTTGTCCGGCGACTCCTCCACCAGCTCCTGCCATGTCGCGGTAAATTCACGTCGCCACTGGTAAAACGTGGTTTTATAGTCATCAGTTATGATGTCCGGGTAATCATTTTTCAGCGACTGATAAAATTCCTCGTTCCAGGCGATGTACTGCACCAGGCGTTCGAAATAATCCATCACGGGTTCAATCTGCTGGCGTACACCATCGATATACTGGCTGATGGCTTTCGAATCTTCGGTCCCCTCACCGAAACCATTCGAAAAGGCTTCCTCTTTGATGAGGATCGCCGGAACGTCACTCCCTGACGCAATATCGGAAATAATATTGTCGCGTGCAGCGTTTAGCGCACCATCGATGTTTTGTAGATTTAGCGAGGTAACGTCCTCATCCTTCCCGATACTAAGCACACCTTTATTTTTTGCCTCTTTGACGTTTTCCCTTTTTCGTCCCGTGGCGGCAGCCATGATCCCGTCAAGTTTCGAACCGTACTGCACAACTTTAGCTACCAGTACGCCCGCCTTCTGGCTGACGAGATCATTCGCCTCCATCGTGTTGATATAGGATTTCAGGGAATAAAGAACGCGCTGAAACACACTTCGTCCGGTGAATCCGAACGATGAACTCTGAAACTCCAGATAAATCGGTGTGCCGTTGAAGATTTTCAGTGTGCGTGACGGATGCCAGTCTTTCCCACCAATCTTCAGTTTTTTATTGGCTTCCTGGAAAAACGGGCTGTTGGGGTTCTGGTCAGTCACCATCGAACCGGAAGCGTTCAACGGGTCCCACGCGTTGATAAACACGTCATCTTCTGTCAGTCCGAACGTCGGAAGCGGTTCACGACATGGAACGCTGTCGGTGCCCACGCCGATCGCTGCAGCACCGTAGCAACGAGACAGAAAAAACAGATTTTTAATCTTCTCGTTGACCTTCATGCGTTCCCATACCTCCTGAAAACGCCGCACAACCCTCTCGTCAGGGTCTGTCTCCACGTTATACTGGCGCGGCTTACACATCGCCATCAGTATGGGTTTTTCGACAAGTTTTCCGCCCAGAGGATGGAATTGCCACAGCTGCTTACACAATTCATAGCCAATGTCGGTTCCCGGCTGAATTTCTTCAGCCTCAAGAATATGCATCAGTGCTGAACCGAGGCCGCCAGTAATCTCGATCTCTGCCATCAAAAATATCCTGATTTTTTACAACGCCGCGTAATTACCGTGCGCGATAATCAATCCATAGGTATAACAATCGAAAAGGTCATCAGCACGTTTATGCGCGTCTTTGTCTGCCAGGTGGAACCCGGCGATTTGTTTAATGAGGTGGTTTGCGGTGGTACGTTTGAATGAAACGGTCTTGTCGTAAGCCTCCCGGACGATTTTGCACATCCCCTGATAGTGGTAGCTGGATGCCATCACCGCCCGTTCGTCTTTACCTTTGCTGGTCAGTGCCGATTTAATCGGCGTCATATCCCAGCCTTCGGTTTCCGCCTTCTGGTTGAGGATTGCCCCCATCGCGGCGTCTTCCATAAAAATTCCCTGGCTGCCCAGACGCGGACGGCATAATTTCGCGAGGCGCTCGAGGTTGTCATAAACGCCGGGGATATATTCAGGAAGCAATGACGCTTTAATTTGCGTCACATCCCAGTCAATAATCGTCAGTTTTGGCTCGTCCGAATACGTTGACTCATAAGCGAAATACACCACGCCAGTACCATCATTTTCGGTCCCGCCTTTCAACGCCGTATCCATCACTGCGAAAATCATGTCGCAGTGCGGCGGCATCTCAACCGGCTGACCGTCCACCAGCAGCTTATCGACATCGAGTAACGCATCTTTGGACCAGTCCACGAACTCGGCAAGATATTCCTGCTGCCAGACGCGCGGATCGGATTTCTTCTCCGTTTCCTCCAGTTCTTCTTTCGGAATGTACGGATTCGACGAAGTTGGCGCATGGTGCATGACAAATCCCAGGGATTCATCGTGGCATATCGCGTAGAAAAAATTGCTCTCGTCGATGCCGTTTGGTGTGGAAAATACCCACGCACAGCCGCGGTAATCGACAAGCGTCGGGCGTATAGCGCGGGGCCAGATTTCCTCGAGCATTTCCGGCGATTTAGTGAATGCGGCCTCATCAATCAGCACAGCGTGATATTTACGCCCACGCCCGGCCAGTTTGTTATTGTCCGTTACCCAAAAGTCGATGCGCCCCCCATTACGGAGAATGATGCGCTTTTCATTTTTTGACTGACTGAGGATCAGCGGTTGCAGAACGGCGCTAATTTCATCCCAGATTTCCTGGTACTGGCGGTATTGCGCGGTAAAAATCCCCACCCTACCCGCGATAAGTTGCCCGGTGGTAGGAACGGCAAATTTCCGCGTAGCGAAACTGGTAGCGATGTTCACCAGCATCACCGTTTTACCCCAGCGACGACCACAGCATACCGCGTGGAAGCGTTCCTCTATTGCCGCCGTCCATGCAGCTATTTGCCCCTCATGAGGTTTTGGGAGGTAGATTTCAATCGACATTATCCACTCCCGGCATCGGCAAAGAGTTGTGGATAATTATTTCGTTATTCTCACCACCCACGCCGCCTTTTTTGAGGTTTTCAATCTCAGTGCGCAGCTTTTCGTTGCGAAGCCTCAGTCCTTCAAGCTCCAGATCATTGCGACTGTCAGTTGCACCACCAGCAGAACTTCCTTTCGTCGCCATTATCAGCTTGATAAGTTCGCGCCGGGCGGCAGCCTTATCCTCCAGCAGGATCTCAACACCAAATTTCCCGAGCTTTGCCCCTGCATATAATTGCCGCGCATCCCCATCAAGCAGAGTGGTATCAGCCATATAAAGCTGCCCCGTTCCCTCACCGCAGCACTTCGGGCAGTCCGGATTGGGTATGGCGTTATCAACAAAGCCGAGGCCTCCATATTCCGGCTCGGGTTTGCCATCTCTGGAGGCCTGTGCCGCTGCCTTATCGAATTCTGCAATATCACGCCACTGGTAGAGATGATTCTCGCCCCAGCAATAACGGCAGTTAACACGGCGAAATTGTGCAAGCTGATTGGGGTCGGCCTGGACAATGGCCATCAACTGACTCACCAGTAAATCCAGGTCTGCGGTATAGCGTTTCTGGTACTGATTGCGGAAATAGCTGATGGCACGATAAACCTTAGGATTTCTTAGGAGCTGGCTGGCAGTGACGTAGGCCGCATTCCCCTCTGACTCGTATCCTGCCAGGCGATATGCCTCAACGAGTTTTCTCCCCTGTGCAACCAGCATCGCAAACTTAGCCTGCTGGTCAGAAATGCCGAATTCATCGGGACAGAATGAAATTTCCTCTGCGTCGCCCTCATTCAGGCGCGCATCGGATACTGACTTTTTTATCTGAGATTTTCCGTTCCGCTTTTGCGCAGTCTGCGCAGATTTTTTCTGCGCACTTTTTTGCGCAGTTTTGCACATTTCTGTCTGCGCATTTTTCGGAGGTTTTTTGATGTAACGACGGGCTGTTGCGTAATTCAGTCCCCTTGCTTCACACCATGCCACCGGAGATATACCGGAGCGGGTGTATTCAGCAATATACTCCTGCTGCAACGCCCCCCAGTCCGGTCTGCTCATCAGTTAGTCCTGATTTTTATCCACCCTGAGTAGTTCGCGCAGGGCAAAGGCATCCCCTTTTCTGGCAAGCTTAAACAATGCCGCCCGTAGCTCGGCTTCACCTTTCGCTCTGCCCTTACGGATGGACGCATAAAAATTTCTCGCTCATACAGCCTCGCTTTATGAATAAAAAAGCCCGCTATCGGCCAGTGCGCTGGGTGCGCGGCGGGTGCCGATGACGAGCTTTGGCATTATCGCAGCCCCTCACAGAAGAGCTGCTGTAATGCCTAACCATCCTGATGTTGTTGTGATTTCGCATTAACTAAGTCAATGAAGTCCTGGCACATTTCAAGACGATGACCATGATCATCGACAAAGTTATAACGCCGAAATATATCAATAATTTCATTGGGACTTTTCCCCGCAATATGAGGATATTGTTTTGATTCGTAATTATGTTTCATCATCAAATCTCCAGTCAGTTGGGTATGATTCAGCAACTCTCACACTGGAAATAGCCTTTCACAATGGAGGTATCTATCAATACTCTGGTGTTCCATCCAGGATCTATCAGGGTCTTATGAATGCCAGTTCAAAAGGCCAGTATTTTCACCAATTCATTAAAAATGTGTATCCATACCGTAAGGTAGGCTAACCTTCAGTGGGGGAGAAGAGCATCCCCCACATTCATATATCAACCAGATTAGATAACAGAATTTCATGCCTCCTAGACAATGGCGCCCTTTCATTTTTCAGCGAAATATTCTGCCCTTACAGGTGATCAGTTCTGCAGGCACTGCCGAACACCGTCGACAATTTCACAGACCTGAGAAGCCGTATCGAAAAGCTGGCGCGCCTTATCCAGGCTGACGCATCCCACCAATAAAAAAGGCACCAGTATCGCTACCAGTGCCCATTTCGCCGCAGTTCGCGGCGTTCTGTGTGTCCAGTGCTTTCGACTCATAACTCACCCGGCTATCAGCGTTTCAATTGGAAGTGCGGCCCGTCCTTCAGCGTTTTCCAGTCCCCGCCCCATTCGATGGCGACTCCCAGCTCTGCGGCAGCCTGCTTAAATGCCTGTGCGATTTTCTCGTACAGAGGCCAGTCCCATGACACCTGGCTGCCAACGTAGGCCACAACATCCACCGCATCACCGGTCAGGTGGCGGCTGTTCATGGTCTGACTCTTACCTTCTGCAACCAGCTGTTTCTGGCGATACTTACTGCGCAGGCCTTCCGTAATACCGAAATCAACCTCCGTCAGCTCAAGGGCACGGCGAACGACAGCAACCAGCTGTGGTTTGACGCCCCCCAGATTTTTTTCACTGCGACGACTGAATCTGAATTTACCCGACATGCTCACCTCCGGAATGAAAGGATTTTTGAAACGTTCCCGCGTGCACGTATCACCAGCACGCAGAACAGCAGATTAAGCCCCACCGCCAGCCAGTTCGCCGCTAACGGGCGACCGCACAGATAGCTGAGGGGCGTAAAGGCATACAGCAGCATCAGCAGCCAGGCCAGCCATGACATCAGCGGTTTGTGTCTGGAGTCACGACGACGATAAAAAAAGAGCGTCAGCACGATAACCGTGCATAACGCCACATTCAGCAATCCGGGAAGGTTACTTAACATTGCCGCCTCCTCCGCCCCGCAGGCGGGAGAACACACCGGACACCAGTGATGCAATATCCTGCTGGTGGATGAACGACAGAATCTTCACCGACACCACTGACACCAGCACTGCACACAGTGCGTCGACAGGTGCACCGTCAAACCCTGTATGCTTTACCAGCCATGACGCCAGAACCTCTGCCCCCAGTACGCCCACGATAAACGACACCAGAAAATGCGCCGCAACACGCCAGGCTGAAATCTTCTGCGGCATCGTTGCCACAAACAACGCCCCGGCGAACGCACCAAACACAATCCCGAAATCCGTTCCGGTAAACAGCCCGAATACTGTCGCCCCGCCGAGCGCCGCAGCCGTGCCGGAACCGGACAAAGGTTCAGACATACTTTTTTCTCCTGTAAATAAAAAAAGGGCCACCAGCGGCCCGTAAAAAACACCCCGTCAAAAGCACCGGCATCCGCAGACGCCCTTTGCGTGGCGTTATTTGATGAGCTCCAGATGTGGCGCAAAGAAATGAAATAAGACTTATCGGAAATTAAGGTTAATTTGAGGATTTAAACCACTTCTGAATCTTGGTAGTATGAACATGTCCCCGGAAGGGGGCCAATACTTATTATTCTTCATGGACTTTGTCCCGCGGTCTTAATCCGACGACCGCGCTACTTTTCACCCTCTCGCAAATTGCTATCCAAAGGACGTTGTCCCACGAGTATTCCTGGATGCTCGTGTCTTTTTTTGTCCTGAGAAAGGAATAAAAAAACCGCCAGATACGGCGGTTGGTCAATGCAAGGAATGAATTTTTTATTTGTAATAAAATCGAGGCGTCGGGTGCCTCCCGAAGCATTCCGTCCTGTATGAATACTGTGGTTTCCCGCTAAACCGACTCTTTTAACCACCCTCGCCCTGAGGAACGCCCCGATAGTGTTATTTACAACACCAGAATGATGCATCACCGACCCTGCCAGGAAATACAAAATCTCCACCAGCAATGCACCATTCTGCTGCCGTAAAAAAATCAGCACTGAGGCTAACCTGGCCTCAAATCATAGCCAGAGAACAGAATGCTTTTTCAAAACAACCTGCTCCCACGTAATAAAAATACGCCAGTGCTGCAATACAATAAGGCTTATTTCAAATGCTGGAGCGGGTAGCGGGAATCGAACCCGCATCATCAGCTTGGAAGGCTGAGGTAATAGCCATTATACGATACCCGCATATAGTGCCGATTACCGGAATCGAACTGGCGACCCGGTGATTACAAGTCAGTTGCTTTGTCTGCTAAGTTAAATCGGCAACGGTTCCTCGGAAAAAATAAAACGACCGATATATGCATTATTTCCCTGTCATCTCCTCGGAACCGACTATCGATATTAATGAGGGCAAACACTATTTCAATAAACATAGTGTCAATATTAGTAAATATATGTATAAATTTCTATCACTCGTGATTGATTACAAATAATCACACACATATTTAACTATTTTCTTTTATTTCGCTTACAGTCTGGTTAAATCTCTCTTCTTCCAGCTCCACACCTATTGCACGCCTTCCCAGCGATAATGCTGCTTTTACTGTTGACCCCGACCCCATAAAAAAATCAGCAACCAAATCTCCCGGACGACTGCTGGCAGTAATTATCTGACGCAACATATCCGCCGGTTTCTCACAGGGATGTTTGCCGGGGTAATACTGCACAGGCTTGTGCGTCCAGACATCCGTATACGGAACGGCAGCCGATACGGAAAAATAACGCCGCAGGGATTTGTACTCCTCCAGCAGACTGGCATATCGCCGGTTCAGTTCACTGTATGTGCTGACCAGCTGGTGGTGTGGCTTTTCCAGTTCCCCGCGTTGATGTTTTTCTGCCGCAACACGCGCAAACAACGCCTGCAGTTTTCTGTAATCAACCTTGTTTGGTAACTGCCACTGACTGGTGCCAAACCAGTGGGAAGCCATGTTTTTCTTTCCGGTGGCTTCCGCTATCTGTTTTGACGTTATCCCCAGTGATTCACGCGCATCACGAAAGTAAGAAATCAGCGGAGCCATCACGTGCTGCTTAAGCTCGCGCCCCTTTGCCGCATAGCCGTCATTTTTTGGCTGATATGGCCCCTGATAATGTTCAGCAAACAGAATGCGTTCTGTTGCCGGAAAATACGTCCGCAGGCTTTCCTTGTTGCACCCGTTCCAGCGCCCGGACGGCTTCGCCCAGATAATGTGGTTCAGCACATTAAAGCGCTCACGCATCATGATTTCGATATCAGATGCCAGGCGATGACCACAGAACAGGTAAAGACTTCCGGCGGGCTTCAGTACCCGCCAGAACTGCGCCAGACACTGGTCCAGCCATTTCAGGTAATCATCGTCGCCCTTCCACTGGTTATCCCAGCCCTCGGGCTTCACTTTAAAGTATGGCGGGTCTGTGACTATCAGATCGACAGAGTTTTCCGGTAAGGTCTGGATAAATTCCAGGCAATCAGCGTTGATTAACTCACAACTGGATATTTTTACAGTATTAGCCATAGATCAATAAGCACTTCTCTGATAGGCTCATTCTGCTTTTGCGCAAAGCAGATGGGCCTGAGGTTTGCTTGTGACCCCAACGCATGAGCAGATGGCTGGCAGGTGCCGCTAACACCTACCAGCCGCCCATTACCACAAATAAAAAAGCCTTCACTGCGGAAGGCGTCTGTAACAACCGAACTGATAATCTGCCAGACCCGCCATAACAAGCTGGGTCAGTATTAACTGGCAGCATTCGCGTGAAAGGTAAGTATTCTGTGCAATCTCCCCGACGGTCGCCGGTTCGGTGACGCTTAATTCATTAAACACCACTCTGGCGGTTTCGGTCATATCCTGCTGTTTTAGCATGTCTTTTTCCCTTTTCCGGTTAACGTGACATACCAATAACTCTTGTCGAAAAAGCCAGCAAGCTGAAAGACCAGTATTCACAACTACCAGCGCGTTTAATGTTCTGTGCCGTTTTTCAGGCATAAAAAAACCCGCATAAAGCGGGTTCTTTCAGGTGTCCATGTCTGCTATTCGCCTCGCGGTACAGCTTTGCGAAGCGTAGCTGGATTGAAACAGTTTATGCGTAAAAAATCAAGCCATTTTTTGAGCAAACGATTCTCGCATAGGGATGTATAGCGCATATTCAGCAACAGCCAACCAATTAGCAATTCGCTTTTCGCATGTACTAAAACACCATTCCGGGTGCACCTCATTCAACAATTCAGCCATTTTGCGTTTACTCATCCCCCGCCCTTCGTACCTTTGCCGCAGGATATCAATCAATCCAGGATAACGTGCAAGCGCTTTACTTATCACCCCATCAATGCGTAACGCCTCTGCATCAGTACAGTGAGACAACCAGCTCTTCTGTCTGCCAGCGATCATCTCTCGCAAGAATGCTTCCAGCTCTGGTTTATCAATCCCTGACTCCCTGAGTCTACGCAGGGCTTCATTGATCGCGGTTTTTGTCAGCTTTTTAGAGGCCAGCAACTGATTGAACATATTCCCCGTCTTACCGCCACCAATATACGACCAGCGCCCCCACATACGCAGTTTCCCCTGAATCCAGACACTTTCCAGCGTGGTGAGACGAAGGTGCTCTCCGTTTTTTCCTGTATTCGTTGGATAAATCATAAATAGCCTTCCTCTCTCCAAATTTCTTGTGTGCGAAAAACACCTTCTGCATGCATCAGGCGTAATTCTTCTTTGGTGTAATCGCTGGTTTTTACCCGCCCGTCGATTAAATCGTGGCATGAGCTACAGGCAATCGCTGCCTGCATATCGTGTGGCTTTATCGCCGTTCCGCACGTTCCCGTCAGCCGGTAATGCGCCAGTACAGACGTTTCAGGATTGTGATTGCAGTAGCCAGGGATTCTGACCTGGCACATCTGGCCCCGCGCCGCTTTACGTAAATCCACCATTACGCAAACTCCAGTAACTGTGCGGCCACATTTTCGACTTCCTCCGGAGAGGAAAATTTACGGAACAGGATCCAGTTCCACAGCACATTCAGTACAGATTTATAAACCTGCTGAAACTCGGTTTCGTCCATGTTCGCAAATGCGATAGATTTTGCCCTGCGCCCACGACTACCATCAGGATAAATATGCTCGGTGTAAAATCCTGCCTGAATGGTTACCCACTCGCGGAAAGCGTCAAACGACTTTAGCAATGCCGTATCCCGGGTTCTGCATGTCGCAACGGTATTAAGGTATTGCTCTGCGGCATCACTCAGGGCTGGAGTGTGTTCCCGACCTACTGATTCGCACAGGTAATCAACGAAGCCCGATACCAGTTTTCGTTCGCGAGGCGTGATCGCCCCACCGACCGGAGTCCAGTAATCGAATCCCAGTTGCAGGAGTTTGAAAAAACGCTTGTGGAATGAGTAGTTACGCACACGCTTAAAGTCTGCGTGTATCCACTCACCTATTTTGATTTGATGCAAAAAATCGCAACTCTCCGGCGTCGCCGGGAGAAGTAATCCGGAAGAGGTTTGTTTGACCAGTTGTATATGCGCCATTGCTGTCTCCAATGGCGCTGTAGGTTGCCAGTTGTTCAGGCTGGCTTACGAATTATAACTCATTCCCGAATCACCTTGAAACCGAGCCTTTCAAGATATTCAATGAATGCCTCGATAGATAAAATTACATGATTATCAGGGATTAACGTTGCGTAGATAACTTCCCCATTCTCAACGCGCACAGCAAAGAGGCCATTTTCACTAAAAATTTCACGTAATTCTTCAATTTTCATCAACAGAATCCTTCCAGATAAATAGCACCCCCCTGTTCGGGGTCCATCCCTCTTCTCCCTGCGCGCTACTTAAGTATTTTTGATTCTATTCCGGCATCGTCCATAACTTCAAACGTATTGAAAATAAAAACAAAAACCCGCCGAAGCGGGTTAAGTGCGGGTGCGTTGAAGATGCCTGACACATCATAGGCGGCGAGGGATTTCTCCCTCGCCTGGTCTCTTACTCCTCAGGTTCGTAAGCTGTGAAGACAGCGACCTCCGTCTGGCCGGTTCGGATTCGTACCTCGCAGAGGTCTTTCCTCGTTACCAGTGCCGTCACTATGACGGTTAAACAGATGACGATCAGGGCGATTAACATCGCCTTTTGCTGCTTCATAGCCTGCTTCTCCTTGCCTTTCGGCACGTAAGAGGCTAACCTACATTTGTGAGACATAGATTGGGCCTCAGATTAATGTTAAGCGTCTTGCAGGACGCGTAATGTTAACTGGGGCTTTTCTCTATCTGCCTTTGGTGTTCATGCCCGAGGCAGATAGCCTCAAGCACCCGCAGCAATTCTACTTAACTCTCCTTTTCCCGCAAACCGTTTTTATCCCCAGCGGCAAATCGAATACACCACCAGCGCCACCGCCATCGCAATTCCTACCGTGGTGAATGCCTCAGGCCGGGTCATTGATTCACCTCCTGCGGCGGTTCTGGTAGCGGCATCCAGTGAGTTGAGCTCTCTACTTCGACGCCGTCTTTGTCTACAAAAGCCATCTTATTCCCGCCACGAGTGGGGCAAAAAACCTTATCCCAGGAACCGGGGAATACATTCCCGAGATCATCGAGAAGAATCACATCGCAATATTCAGCAGGAACTGCATCACTACAGCTTATCCAGCCAGCCGGAGTTCCCGGAGAGCTGGTTGACGTTTCCGAGATTTCCCGAAAATTGTTGGTTGACGAATTCTTACTTTCCCGAAAGTTTTCGGCCTGAAGCATGGCGACACGGCAGGCGTTCCAGCCATCAGCATATGTTTCAGTTACACCGTCGAGATGGCAGGTAAGCAAATCCATTTCATCAGGCACTACCATCGCTGGCGGCGCTGCGTAAAGCGGTGTTATTTCTGCCCGAAAATCACCTACTTTATGCAGTCGCACCCACCGTTCGATTTCTGCTTTGTCAGAATTCATAAGGGTGAACGTATTACATTCATGGTTAATTTGCGTGAAGGTTGCCTTCCACGCCACCGGCTCTGCTTCCAGTGATGCCAGTGCAATTTTGAATAACTCGCCCTCTACCTGCGCCATCCCTGAATTTGAGTGGCATTTCGCAATCGCTATTTTTAATTTGGCTTCTTCGATTAATTGCTCTTTGGTTAATTCAGTCATTTTTCATTACCGCCCTTTCAGGCGGCCTCCTGATGTTCTGAGGGTGCAGAAATCCCTCCGGTTAAGGATTTAATAAAATTCACTTCTGATTTAAATTTTCAGTATTTTGTTGTCAGGTGGTTTATCGCCTTTATGCTTCAGTCTTATTTCTCAGCCATACACAAACAGGACCATCTTCAGTGTCATGAATGGAACCAATGAACCAGCCTTCACCTTCCGGGCGCTCCGGTTTCCAAGAGGCAATATCGGGACCATCTGCGTCCAGATTAAAATCATCTTCATCCATAGTTCTGATGGTCCATTGAAGATTATTTTCCTCCATCCATGCGTTAAACTCTTCCGTTGAAATATGTTCTCTACCATCACAGAATTTTTCATATTCAGGATGCGTCCAGCAGCCATATTCATCACGTACTACTGGTATTTCTTTAATTTCATTCATTTCTGTTCTCCCACGTTTTCAGACTTTCACCACAGAACGGACAAAATGAAACCCGCACTGGTAATTTAGAAAATTCACCGGAACGCAACATCACCAAATCATGGTCGCGAGTTAAATTCTCATTCCAGATTTTGTATATCAGCAGACCTTTTCGCGTCGTGTATTCAGCATCATGCTCAAGGGCTTTTGCCAGTACCGCACATGGTTCTATCTGATTGCTATTAACCTGACATTTTGATTCGCTCACAGCATCACCTCCTGAAATTCCCCCTGATAAAACGCCAGCACTCGCTGCATAACCTCACTCTTCCGGCACTCGCGACAGATTATGTTCTGACGCCTGTCGTAGCGGCGTATTTCTCCGTCAGGTAATGACCTGATAAGGTCCGGATCAACCACAGCCGTTTTCTTCACCTTTGCCCTCGATAGTTTTTTGCGGGCGTTTTGCCAGTCCTTACGAGCCTGTTCAGAGGGAAATAGCCCGTAGCCGGAGTTATATACATCGCCACTGGCAACCAGCTCTCTGGCGAGAACGCTCATTAAATATCTTGTCGCACCTGTCTTAGCTTCAAGTTGTCGTAACGTCTCGCGCCCATTCTGGCGCACGAGTTCAACAACCTGCCCCTTAATTTTTTCCCGCTCTTCTTGTGTAAATACTTTTGCCATAAGCGCCTCCGGCAATCACTTTTCCGATACAACACAGCGGGAAGAATCAGTAATCTGGCGAACAATATCCCGGTGCTTGTTCAACTCCCGCAGCGCGGCGCAGACACGCTCCCACTTCTGGACATGGCTTTTCGCCCGACGCAGTTTGCGGTTTGCCAGATGCAGCGATGGCAAAATCAAATCATCCGCCCGCGTTTCGGTAAACGATGGCAACGACTGCACAATGTCCGCTACAGTATCTGTTTTAATTTCTTCCTGTGTTGCAGCCTCCTGTACTGGTAACGCAACACCTGCGGGCTGAGGAAAAGCCTTACCATCAGTTTCCGCTACCGATGCTGCTTTCGGCTCTGCTGGTAAATTATCGCCCGGTATGCAGTAACGAAATTTACCGCCCTGATTTACGCGAATCAGACGACCTTTGCTGATTGCCATTGCCAGCGTTGAAGCCACTTTGCGTGATGTGGTACCAAACAATGTAGCCAGTTCATCCGCCGTTTGTGGTCCGCGTTGTTCAATCGTCGCGGTTAAATCGCACTCTGAGATTTTCGCTACTGTCGCCGTGCTGGTTTCTTCCGGCTGTTCTTCTGGCGCTGGCTGTTCCTGCTGAACGTTGTTATCAGCCACACGCCAGGTGTATGCGCTTTTATCAACGAAGCCAGCCTTTTTCAGTTCCCACAGCTCGTTCAGTACTTCTTCACGACTGATATCAAGTCGCGCAGCCAGCTCTACCGACGTGGCTTTTCCCATCGCTTTCAGTGCGTCAAAAACAGTCTCCATAAATTTCCTCCCGGTAAAAATTACTTTTCAATACCTGGCTGACCAACATTCGGGCGCCAGCTCTCCCAGTTAAAATTCACCCAGCGCCCGCCGTTCATGGTCATGCGATCCATAATCCGCTCGCCGAGCAATGTTTTCATGGCCTCATAGTTCAGGTTTGTCAGCATTCCCACGCTACGCATCGACGCTGTCCGTCGATCAATAATCTGGTGCAGTACCACCTGCTCGTTTTTCGTCTCGCGCTGAATGCCAATTTCATCAAGAACCAGCAGATCCACTTCGCACAGTTCCCGCAAAAATTTTTCGCCTGACTGCCCGTCGTCATAGCTGGCGTGCAGGGCGCTCATAACATCAGCCACGGTAACCACAATCACTGTCTGACCGTCTTTCAGCAGGCGATTCCCGATAGCTGCCGCTAAGTGATTCTTCCCGGTACCAGGTTTTCCGCTGAACGCAAAATTTGTACACCCGGTCATCAGTTCATCGGCGATGGATTTCGCCTGGCTTAACGCGTATCGCTGGCCGTCGTTCTGCACCTGGTAATTCGCAAACGAGCATTTACGGTGCAACGGCTGGATGCCTGAGCGATTCAGAATTTTTTCCACCCGCAACTGGCGATTCAGGCGGTTGATCTCCTCGCTACGTTTCTGGCCTTCAGCAAGTTGCCACTCGCGCCACTCCGCAACCGTTCTGAATGGGGCGGTTACATGTGGTGGGGTCAGTCTGCGGATACGCTCCAGAACGCCTCCTGTCGCAATATTTTTCATGGTCTGTTACCCCCTGAAGCCTGGCGGGATCGCACTGTCCGGCAACGAGACGGTGTTAACCTGTCGGAGCAACGTCTCAGGCCGAACACCTTTCGGCGCGAACAGGCCCTGGTATTCATTGGCGATGCTGTGTCGAATCACCTGCTCAGGTGTAAACCCCTGCTGACGGAATTTTTCCAGTTCCCGTATCGCCCCGTTAGCGCCCTGCTCCGTTCGAATCGGTTTTCGCAATGCCTGTCTGAACCGGACCCACTCATGCCAGAGTGTTTCCGGCAACCAATCGGGCAGCTCAATAGCCTCCGGCTCGAATTTTTTAGACGCTCGTTTTTGGCGAGGGGGATTTAGGGGGAGATCAGTATTTATATCTTCCTCTTCCTCTTCCTCTGGTAACGCTTTTTGATCCGTTTGTGTAACGCTGGCAGCGTTACCTTTTCGTTTCAGTTCGCGTATTTTTGTAACTCGCTCGTTTGTAACCGCCCGTTTTTTAGAGCTTTTTCCGTTATGACGTTCAAAGTTAGGTAGAGAAAGCCCAACGTCATTTTCGACCAGCCATCC